CTAGTAGCTGCATTATGTGTTGTTGTGCCCGCAGCATCTCTTAGTGATAATGTTACGGCACCTGAAGCAGATGCACCTCTGACTTCTACTTGAACTGATATATGTTGTGGGTTTATACTTCGAGCTATCAAAGGTGATTCCCAATAAAACCCCTCACTCCCAGCTGAGTTAGCTGGATTTATTAGTAAGGATGCTGCACCCTCTGCTTGTTGTCCTGTATCTCTAGTTCTAGCAGAGCCAGTCGCTACAAATTCATCGACAGTAGTTCCTTCTACGCCTGGATTCAAAACCCAGTTTGTTGCAATTTCACCACCATTGGCTACTATTGAGTATACATCCTCTGCGGTAGTACTTGCTGCATTTGAAATTGCTACGTATCTATTAGCAGGGTGGACTGACTGTCTAGTTGAACTATCTATATCCCAACCCCTGTAATCTGTGTGTCTTTCGTTAGCCATTTATATATTCTCCTATTTATTGAAAGTTATGATAGCTAAAAAGCTACCCATTATGGCAGTTGTATGTACAACTAGTATTCCTAATGCTGTAAGAATACTTTTTGCCCCGTACATTTTGCTACGCCATTGAGAGATATCATCGATTTTAGTTGCAACTTGGTCTAAGTTTTTAGATAAGTTTTCATTAAGGGCGTTTTGACTAGAAATATAAGAATCTAAACGTTCCATATAAACTGCTAAATTCACTTGTGTGTCCTTGTTGGGCACTTGTTAGTCCTCACAAAATATACTAGTTTTTATAAATAAGCAGGGGGACCGAAGTCCCCCCGCAAGTATCATCACTAAACTTTATGAGTTTAGGTCAGCTATTTTTGATTGTACAAAAATGTTCTTACATCGCATTTCAGCCATAGTGTAGAGTAATCCTCTAACAACTAGTGCATTTGCTGCAAAGTAATCTCTATTTTCAACGTACTGTGTAGGTTGAGCAACAGCGATTTCAATGTAATCAGTATCCAAAACGTACACGTTTGAACCAAGAACTGCATCAGCTGTTGATACAGACTTAGGTGTGTCAGCGTCTGGGATAATTGGGATACCTTGGTAAGTAGCAAGTACTAGTCCAGTTCTTGTACCTGGGAAAGTTCTTTCAGAACCTACACCAACTTGGTACTCTTCCTGTCCTAAGTATCTTTGGTTACTGTTAAGCAATCTTTCTAAGTTGAAGTATTGGTCGTGTCCCAAAAGGATTAGTTTTGGTTCTCCACCATTTTCTCTTATTTTTTGGATTGCTGTGTCTAGTAAGTTTAGACTTAGAGCTCTACCTGTTCCTGAGTTATATGAAACAGAGGCACCCGCATTCCATTGTCCTGCAGTTCTACCTGCAAGAGTCAAGTCATAAGCTCTTGTTCTAGCTTCACCACCACCAACTGCAGCTCCATCTTCTGAAATAATATCATCAATGGATGTTAAACCTGCTCTGTTGTAAATGTAAGCTATGTCACCATCAGCGTATGTAGTACCTGAAGCCACTGTAACAACACCTGTAGATGTGTTTACTGCGGAAACTGTAGAACCAGAAGTTCTATCATGTCCTGTAGCTGATACGTCATATTGACCTACTGCATCACCAACTTTAAAGTTCTTAGCAATTGCTGCTGGAACTGTAAAGGCGGTTGTAGAACCAGCTGAAGCTAAGTAAGCTGAACCAGCTAGTAACTCTTCGTTGATTTCTTTAATGTGGTCTAACTGAGCATTTTCGTTTTCCAATGCAAGAACATCACCAACACCACCTTCTAGCTGAGCTGTGAATACTGATTTCACAGAAGCACCGAATGTGGTTGAAACAATTCTAGGTAAACTAGATATTGATTCAATGTTGGAAACGTCTACAGTTGGCAAACTTCCAGTTTCAGTTATTGGTCTTGAACGGCCAGAACCTCTATCAGTTCTTACCCTCCAACCAGCAGTATTCCCCCAGACCACTCTGGGAATAGCGTTGAAGAATCTAGTTTGGTTGTTTAGTGCTTGCCAAACCTTTCTTCCATATGTTGTGTTGAATATTCCTGTAGCAGAGTCAACTGTAAAGTATGTTTGTTTCTGTAGGTATTCTGGACCGAATACAGACGAATACAGACCTCGTTGAGACTGAGCAAGATATTCCGATAAACTTGGATTAGCCATGTTTATAATCTCCTATAATTTGTTTATTATTAACCTTCTAATAGTTCCCTAGGGATACCATCAGTGTTTCCTGTTTCTATATTATGTTGCATTTTTCTTAATTCAGAATAAGAAAGCTCAGCAAGTTGAGCTGGTGTGTCCGTAGGAGCAGATTTTTGGATTGGTGCTATTCCGTCAACACCTAGTCCATTTACTACTTTTGGAGCTTGTAAACCGTTTTCCTCTCTGAATCCCATTTTTCTTAGTCTATCTTCAGATTCTGATTGGATAGATTTCTGCATGTTAGATTGTGTGTTTGCAAGTTGTTTTTGCAAAGACTCTAATTGCTTTCTCATTTTCTCCATATCACCATCATCGTCATCCTCATCCATTCCCTTCTCTTCTGTCTCTGGGATGTCGGCTGCGTCATCGTCATCCTTTTTCATTTCCTTCTCAGTTCCATCCTCGTCTTCATCTTCTTCTTTGTACATACCTTTTTCTTTTTTGTCATCGTCTTCATCGCCATGGTATGCAGCTTGAATTGTGTTTTGCTGGTCTTCAATCTTAGTTGCTACGTTTGCAGCATTTTCTGAATCATCAGCATTCTGTGGGCCTTTACCTGTAGATTGTGCTTTTCTATCATCACCGGAAACGTCCATTCCCTGGTTACCACCTTCTTTTAGAAGAGCTACAACTTCAGAGGCAACAGATTTTACCAAATCAGCTTTTGCAGCTTCTGCAGCATTAGCTTCAGATTTAGCAATAGCATTGTGTTCCTCTTTTGCTAGCCTGTCATCCATTTTTGATAGGACTTCAGCAACAGCTGCAAGTGCAAGATTAGTACCTTCCATTTGCTTTTCTAGTCGCTCATTTATTTCTGCCATAGTTTTTTTCCTCCTATGTGCCTGTTTATAAATATCCTCTTCTATAAAAAAAGTTGGTCTAAGCCACCTCCGACCTTATATTATAGAGTTGAATTCACGTTATATTTAAACGTTACTACTAATTATACTAAATAAATTCAAAAATCCTACGAATAGGTAAATTTTATATTATAGGTATGTGTATTTATTCTGATTTAGGTAATCCTTTAGAGTCTAGTTGTATGATTTCATTACGAAAATCGTATAAAGAAACTTGGACAAGCTTCTTTAATTTGTCACATTGATTACCTTCTGGGAGAGAAGCTTCTATTAAATCTAAAACTTTTCCCACCATTCTAGCGTGTCTTTCTATTATATATTCTTGCGTTGGTGTAATTTTACTTACGTCTACCATTTTGGTTTCCTCCTTATCTTATTTGGGCTTGTGCCTCAAAAATTTCTTTATCTTCAGAATCCATTTTTGAATAAACTATACTCCAGGCATCTTCTATCCACTTGTTGGGTTCTTCGTTCATCTCATTCACATTGATTACACGCCAATTATTATTATCAACTTTCACCGGTCTCTCTGCTAAGGTGTTGAAATTTTTCTTGTGCTTTCTTACCCTAACAATTTTTCCACTTGAAGTACGCCTTTTGAAATCCCTTTTAATATCCATCACGTAAGGTATCGTTACCTTTTCTCTAGGGTTTTTTACAGGGTCATAAACACTTGCTGCGTAAGGCGCTGAGTAATCAATAGTAAAGTTACGAGAAGTAACATTATAATTTCCAGATTCTTTTAATGTTCCTGACTTCACAGGAACCAACCCTTGTGCAGTATTAAAAGTTTCTAAAGCTACCACTTGTAGCTCTTCTTGAATCTTACGCTCCAACTTAGTTATAGCGTTTTGTAGTTGTGAATCTATAGACATAAGATATTATACTTATAAAGCTACAAAATCTACCCACTTCTCAGGTATTTTATCAATAAACTTTCTTTTAGAATTATCATATTCATTCAAATCAATAATTTCTTTACCCATATATCCCTTCCGTGGCTGCCAATAGGTAACTATATGTTTTGGTGGAGTAGCCGCATGTAGCCTTTGTAATGCAAATTCATCTGGGCCCTTCATGGTTCCACAAATATGTAATGAACCAGTTCCTATATCTGTTTCATCTATACGATGAAAATGGCCTATCATCACACTGTCAAACTCTATTGCTGAATCATCATCCATAGCTTC